CATTATCGTAGTATCAGATTTTATTCTTACTTCATGACCACTTCCAGCATAACCAGCTTCAATGTCAAAAAATCCAGTATTTCCATTTGACCGTATTCTATGGACACCCTTAAAATCAATTGTTTTGTTATCCCCATGAGCATCACTATCAAATTTTAGAGTAGGACCATTTACATTATAAATTAAAGCATCACCGTATATCTCAGCTCTACCAAACGAACCAGTTGAAGTTGATGAACCACTTATATTACCTATTACTTCTAACTTAGCACCAGGACTTGTTGTGCCGATGCCGACATTACCTGCTTGAGTAATGGTCATTCTAGCGTTTGCTTTTACAGCATGACCACTATCTGTGGCACTATCTGTAGCAAAATGTAGAGAACCTCTTCCTTGACTTGTTGTTCTTTCAAAAAATATGCCAGCTTTAGCATATGTAGCATCATCCAACACACCAAATAATATACCGGAAGTATCTCCATCAGTATCATTTTTATTTACTATCAGTAGCTGTTGAGTTTCACCACTTACATCAGCTGATAAAGTTAATAACTTACCAGGACTTGTGGTGCCGATGCCGACATTGCCACCCTCAGACATATCTATTGTCATTGCGGTTATTGTTCCGCCACCATCATTACCTTTAAATACTATATCTTTATCTTGTGCCTCTGCTTTAATAACAAAATCAGAAGATACTCTTTTAAAACTACCAAATGCAGTACCATCATCTTTTAGTATAATATCAGTACCATCTGCATCTAAAATTATATCACCACCTGAGTCTAGTGTTATATCACCTGTAGTTGTTATTGTACCAGAATCTAATGCTAATTTACCAAAAGAACCAGTTGAAACTAATGAACCGCTTATTAGTGTTGCTGTACCATCACTCCAAGAAGTATCATCTGCTCCAGTTATGTTTCCACCATTTACAATAATGTGTCCGAATGATGCAGTTGTAGCTGATGAACCACTTATATCACTTCCAAATTCAATCTCACCACCACCATTTTTAGAAAGCTTAGGATTAGTACCAGCACCAGCACTTACAACTACAGAATTATTTCCATTACTTGCACCTAAATAAAGATTTGTATTGGCTGAAAATCCAGAATTAGCTGGATCAAATTTTAGAGTATTTGTATTCGCAGATGTTTTTATTAAAATATTACCTAGACCACCTTCACCAGTAATTTCATCTGTTTGTAGTCTTGCTAATGATCCAGTAGTAGTTTCTGATCCACTTATATTTCCACCAAAGTATATGTCATCATTTGCAAAAATATCACCTTGCACATTTAAGTGATAAATACCTGGTTCAACACCTACACCGAGTTTTCCTTCTACTCGTGTATTGCCTGATGTAAACAGTCTAGTAAAAGATCCTGACTGTGCGTTTAAAGAACCTGTAAATTCATGCACATCATCTGATGAATCACCAAATTGATTAGAACTTGTTGCAAACGATATAGATTGACTTACTACGTTTGAAACAATTTTATTTGCTGTAAGTGTTCCACTAAATACACCGTCACCTGTAACGTTTAGTGTTGTTCCATCAAAAGTTAGATTTTCTTCTGCTGTTCCTGTTGTATCACCATCAGCAGTTATAACTCTGTTTACACCGTCGTTAGCTAGTGATAATAATCCTTGCGGTCCTTGAGCACCTTGTGGACCAGTCGGTCCTTGCACACCTTGTGGCCCCTGAACACCTTGCGGACCTGTTGGGCCTTGAACTCCTTGTGGACCTGTAGGTCCTTGCACGCCTTGCGGTCCTGTTGGACCTTGCACACCTTGTGGACCTGTTGGTCCTTGAACACCAGTTGGTCCTTGAACTCCCTGGTTACCCTGGTTTCCTTGATTACCTTGGTTACCTTGAGGTCCTGTTGGGCCTTGAGAACCAGTGTTACCTTGAAGTCCTTGAGGTCCAGTTGGCCCTTGAGGTCCTGTCGGTCCAGTTGGTCCTTGGACGCCTTGCGGTCCTGTTGGTCCTTGGACGCCTTGAGGCCCAGTTGGACCTTGTGAGCCTGTTGGTCCTTGCGTTCCTGTCGGACCTTGAACACCTTGGTTTCCTTGATCACCTTGAGGTCCATTTGGTCCTTGAACGCCTTGAGGTCCTTGTACACCTTGATTACCCTGACCACCTTGTGGCCCTTGAGGTCCTGTGGCTCCGATATTTCCATCAGGTCCCTGTACTCCAGTTGGTCCTTGAGATCCTGTTGTTCCTTTATCTCCAGTTCTTGCAAATGTTACTACTACTTCTTCGTTCTGTGAGAATGGACTGTTTGTTGAAGACTGAACTACAGCTATGTCTATTTTGTGGTATGATGCTGCATCAGTCTGTGCAGATATTGTTCCTAATATGAACTGGCTTGCATCTTGTCTGTTTGAAATTTTAACGTGACCTTTTATAGTAGAAGTAGAGTCATCTATTGTTACTAAATAATTTGATATATCTTCACCAAATTTATCAGTGTCACTAATATAAATTTTTGATGAAGCATTTTGTGTCGAATTATTAAATTTTACATCACCATCTGGAGGACTTGTATCATTAGTATCTGTATTAAATTCATATGCAAATGTTGCACCACCAAAGTTTCCTTCAGGTCCTTGAACACCAGTCGGGCCTTGAGAACCTACATTACCTTGATTACCTTGAGGACCAGTAGGTCCTTGGACACCTTGAGGCCCAGTTGGACCTTGAGGTCCATTTGGTCCTTGTGTTCCTGTCGGACCTTGAACTCCCTGATTACCTTGGTTTCCTTGAGGACCATTAGGGCCTTGCACACCTTGAGGACCTTGAGAACCAGTCGGTCCTTGTGGTCCTACATTACCTTGATTGCCTTGATCACCTTGTGGTCCTTGTAGTCCTGTTACACCTTGTGCTCCTTGAGGTCCGTTTGGACCTTGCACACCTTGATCACCTTGAGGTCCGTTTGAACCTTGCACACCAGTTGGTCCCTGAGAACCTGTAGTACCTTGCGGTCCTTGAGGACCAGTGTTAATATTCGTTATTTGACTACCGTCACCTATTAATGCACCAAATGAACCTGTTGATGCTGCTGAACCGCTAGCACTACCATCTTTTGTTACAATAAATGTATCATTTGAGTTTATTGCCTGTGCTGTAGCTGGTCCAGAATTGTTTACATATATTCCACCACCATTAGCATTATTCCAAGTGTTCATAAAATAACCAGCGTAAGTATTCTCATCTCCTACGCTATCTTTTACAAAGAATGTGTAGTTTTGATTTAGATTAGCTCCGCTACCTAATGCGGCTTTAGTTGTGATTTGACTTACACCAAATGAAGCTGTTGATGTTAATGAACTACTTATATTTCCTAATATTTCTATTGATCCATTTGTCTGTGAATCTGTTGTAACAATTTCTTGAATGGTCGCAGAGCCATCATTTTTTTCAAAATAAATTTTACCGTCAGCAGTGTTTATTGCTAACTCACCGAGGCCTAATTGTGATGTTGTTGGAGCGTTACCTGCTACAGCAGAACGCCTTAATTTGATAATCTGCGCCATTATCTAATGGTCCTATTCATAGGGTATATACCCAAGTTTATAAACTTACTTTACTAATTGATAAAGTCTTTTCACCGCACTAAAAAATTGCCTATAGTCTGTTTGTACAAATTCTAGTTGTCTTTGACTTTGTGAAAAAGAAGACTTTTTTGATTCGTCGTTTAAACGATCTAATTCTTTTCCTAGCTCAGCAGTCTTCTTTATCCATCTTCTTACTTTACCCTTTAATTTTTTATCCACTAAAATGAACCTCCATCAATAATATTACTGATTGCTAGTTCTTTGTCTTCGTTATACCCAATAACACCACTTATAACTGTTGTGCCTATTGTAGGTGCTAAATAACCTAACTGTGTATTTGACTGATTTCTGAAAGCTATATAACTTCCTGCGCTACTTCCTGTAGCTTCAACACTTGCACCTGAATCTACGAATATTGAGCCTGTTACAGTGACTCCTGATTGAAGGTCAACTCCGGACTGAAAGTCTGCTATTCCAGATACATCTAATGTGCCGTCAATATCTGTATTATCTAGATTTGATGTACCGTTTACATCTATATTTCCTTCGATATCAGCATTGCCTTCCAAGTAAAAGTCTTTAAATTTCTTTGAAGATGAACCTAAATCATCTTCGTTGTGTGTATTTGGTACAATATTACCTTTTGTTTCAACTAAATCAGATGTTCCAAGATCTATATGAACATTTGCATCTACACCTTGAATCATATCAACTGATGTTAAATCGACATCATTAAAGTCTACAGTTGTTCCATCATCAGTTATATTTGCTGATGATTCTATTCTACCATTTGCATCTGATATTAAAATTTTATTATCTGTTAAATTACTGCCGGCAGCCTGTTGTGGTATTCTGTAGTGTGTTGATCCACTTATTCCGGAATACCAATAATCATCTGCTGCATTCCATAAGAATGAACCAGTTGGATTCGGATTACTTCCAGTTGATGAACCACTTACATCTATAACTTGTATACCACCGTCTTTAACACCGTTTAGTGCATTTAGAACTATGATATTGTCGCCAATGTCTACAGTGCTTGAGCTTACATAAGTCGTAGAGCCTGCAACTACTAAATTACCTGTTGCAGTTATATTAGCAAATGTTACATTGTCACTTGTACCTACATCCTGACCTATTGCTATATCATTAGCATTTACTGTAACACCAGTTCCGGCTCCAACTGCGAGTGCAGATCCTCCACCGCCTGTCAAACCGTTACCGGCAACAGATGAGTTTAATTTATTTTCATTTACACCTGCATCTTTTATTCTTACTGCTCCTGAGCCGTCAGTACCACTCAATTCTACAGTTACATTGTCTACAGTTACTTCAACTTCACTTGCGCCTACTGTGATACCGTCTCCGCCAATAACGTTTATTACACCGCTTGAAGCTGTTGATCCAGCACCAGCCAATCCTGCCGCAACATCGTCATTGAGCATTGCATCTGTTACTTGTGTATTTTCAATTGTTATTGCACCACCTGCAGCAATTGCTATATGTGTTGAAGCTGCATTTATATTAGAAAATATTTGGTCTTCAAAATCACTAAATGTTATCTTTTTCTCAGTTCCATTATCTGAAAATATCAAATGGTCTTCGGTCTGGTGTACAGCTGTTCCTGCATCTAATCCGTCAATATCTAAACCTGTCGCGGATACACCAGTTAGTCCTGCACCACTACCAAAAAATGAACCACTAATTGTTGAACCACTTATAACACCCTTTGCGTATATGTCTCTCCACTGTTGAGATGTTGATCCTAAATCAAATGTATTATCTGTATTAGGTACAATATTTGAGTTGACATCGCCACTAAAAACAACATTGTCATCTGCTGCAGAACCTAGTGTTATTGTGCCACCAGATCCGCCTTCAAATGTTATGTTTCCTACGGCGTGTATATTACCTGATGCAGATATGTCTCCAGCTACATTTACGTATCCAAAAGATCCTGTTGAAACTGCAGAACCGCTTATATTTCCAGATGTAATTAAGCTACCTGTTATTGGAAAGTCTGCTACGTTATCTGTTAAGTTTAGTGTCTCATTACCGTCTGTATGTAATCTTACTAATTTATATGTAGCAGAATCGTGAAATAATAAATTGTTTAAAGATGAACCTATGTCACCTGAGTTAAGCGTTGGAACTGTAGCACCTTGGTGGAGTCTTCCTACAACATGACCTGCTGCATTTGCTCCATCACCTACGTGTAATATCGGTGTCTCTAAACCTGATACCGAACCAGTAGATACACCAAGTTCTCCTTTTTGTAGAGTTACAGTTTTTAACTGTGCCGCTGTACCTCTTCTATGTTTTATAATCTGTGCCATTATTATTTCCTATTTAAAAGACATTTGTCTTCGTTTATAAATATCGAGAACTACTGAAATCCGTCGCCTAAATCTATTACACCTGCAAGATCTTTATTTCCAATTGTTCCTAAATTTTCTACAAACAGTGAAGAGCTCTTTACTGCATCTCCTACTCGCTGATCTACAACTCTCATTGCACCGCTGACAACAAGAGAAGCACTATCAACATTTAAACTATCGAGTAGTGTTCTCCCTTCTACTGATAAAGATCCAGATATAAATACTGAACCTGTAAATCTGTGTGTATCATCTATTGAGTCTCCAAACATTGTATTACCTTCACTAAAAGAAGTTGTAATGTATGAGACAGATGAGGATACAACATAATTTTTTGCAATTATATCACCATCTACTTCTAAACCTGTTCTTAATGTTTTTCCTACATACTGGTAAGCAGTCATATAAACATACTGAGAGTCTGACGGGTCAACTGTTGAACTATTAAATTGTAAAACACCTGTTTTATAATCAAAAACATAATCGTTAGCAGAAACTATATCACCTCCAGATAATGAGCTTGTATCTGTTGCTGTTGATTTATAGACTACAACATTATAGCCTGGTGTATTGTCTTCAGTTGTTGCATTTGCCAAAGTAACAGCAGAGTATTTAGGGGATATAAAATTTGTTTTTTGATTTGAGTCTATTAACTGTGCGCCTACACCAGAATCACTTCCTTGTGGGTCTAAAAAGAACCAAGCTTCATTGTTTAAATTTGATTTTGTAAGCTTCCACCTATAATAGTATTTTACTACATTTGCACCTTCAACTTGATGCACTTGTAAATTTGAAGAACTTCCACTAAACGGTAGCCCAGTATTTGGAACTAAGTGTCCTTGTGTGTAAATCTCAGATGATCTAAGATCGAGTACCTCTGTAAATGCTTCTTGTGAATCATTTAAGACGTCATGTGTATATCTTCTTGACCCTAGCAGTCGATTCGATTTTTTCTCTTTGTCTAATGAAGCCATTAATTACCTCTAACTGTAGCTTAAGTTTATTGATGTTACTGGTGACTGATCACCTTTATATCTAATTATCACATACAGCTCATTGTCTGTATTATCTATAAACATTCCATCTGCATTTCTTGATGGAAGTGTATAAGTTGTTGATGAAATACTTCCTCCAGTATTTCCATATAAATCTATATTACTTGAGAATGGATTCTTGTGATTATCTGCACTAACACCAGCCTCAATTAAATTGCTTGTTGTTGCTGAAGGATCATATAATCTACAAGTCGATATGCTTGTATTGCCTCCTGCACTAGTCCCACTTTTTAAAATTAACGCTACTGCAACTCCGCTGCTTGTACTGTTCCAATTTACTAGTGTTTTACCAACGTTAACAGTCATACTTGTTTTTGTGCCAGATGATGCTTGAAATCTTCTAATATAGTATTTGTATGTTCCTGATCCAAAGTTTTCTGGAAACCAGTAACCATAACTTCCACCTGGATCAACTAAATATCCTGTTGAACTTCCTGGCTTTACTTGTAAATCATAATCACCAAGAACAGCATCACCTTCATCATTTGTTTGGAATGAGTCTGTTGTAAAATATGCGCCATTAAATGCAGTAACATTATCTGCAATTACAATTCTAAAATCTTCACCGAGAAAATTTTCTTGTGTACTAGTTACTGATGTTGGGTCATATCCCTGCGCCCTACTGTAAACTGCCATACTACCGCTATCAGAATTCTGTCCAAATAATGTCGCATCATAAAAACTTATCGTCGAAGAATCACTAGTTACAGATGAGTTTTTCCAGTTTCTTCCAGTTGCTCTAAATTTTAAACTGTAGTTTAGTGTGTTATTTGCTGTCCTATTTTGTCCTACATTAGTTGAATTACTACTTAGTGAAAAAGAAAATGATGAACTTGCAACTGCAATATCATGAATTTCAGGAGATTGCCCTGATGTTCTCTTTGTTGTATATGTATTATCGATTACGTAATTGTTATTTCCAGTTGAAGAGACACCTGAATTATTAACTGTTGTTGTTGCATTTGACAATGATGTTGATCCTATATTGCTCCATGTGTCTGTAGGTTTGCTATTTACTAGAACTGATGAACCATAACCAAAACCAGGATCAAATGATTTTGATACTTCAGAATTAAACTCATATGAATATGAAGTTGTTAAAAGATATGGAGCACCACTTAAACTTCTTGAAGTTGCTGAAAATGCTGTTCGTACTGCTGCACTATCGACTACTGCTGTTGGTGCACCTGTAGTAATATCGCTTGGTAAACCACCTGTATAAATATAAAACCTTGTAGATGAGTCACTACCAGCTTGAAATGAATAGTCTGTTTGGCTTCCAGTTGCAATGCCAGCTTTTACGTCATGATATTTATAATATCCAGAAGCAGATAAATTTGTTGCGCTTGTTGCACCTGCTGTATATTTTCTTCCACTTACAGCTCCTGCAACACTTGCAAAGTCTCCGTCTTGAAAAGCAGAAGGTATAACTGCAGGTTGAGCTGTATCTATTTTGGCAAGTATTAAACCATCTCCCGAAGTTCCAAATGCTGATGTTGTGTAGTCTGTCTTTGATGATGTAGTAAAGGTTGAATTCTGATCAGGAGTCTGATCATCATATGCATCACTAAAAGATTGTGTCGCTATAACTCTAACTTTAAATTCTGTTGGTCCTCCACTAGTTAAACCTCCTAAACCAAAATAATTTGAATTACTACTTACTGCAGTTGTTCCTGCAGCATTTGCAGAGAGAGTGTGTGTAAAGGTGCTGAATGTTCCCTGTGTCGTAATTGTACTAGGTATTCTAGCTGCATAGGAACCGTGAAACGGATTTGTACCAACATCATTACTATTAGTTCCTCTATCACTTGCTTGTACCCAATTTTTATGTTGTAGATAGTCTAATACTTCTCTATAAGATGATGTCGTTGACAAATCTATGAAAGCTGATGCTGTCCAGCTATTTGATAATCTTGCATTTTCGTATGTAGAACCTAACACTCCATTAAATAATGATGATTTAGAAGTCTCAGAGCCATCACTATAAGTTGCAGTAACACTACCATAAGTTTTTGTATTTGGCTGTGCATCAGCAACATCAAGTGAGTGACTTAACACACCAGCCATAAATCTTAATATTTCACTTACATGTGTTGTATTATCAAAGTTGTTAAAAAAACTACCTTCTAAATTTGATCCCCACTGATTTGATGTAGGATAACCGTTTTGTATATTATTTGTGAATATAGCTGTTGATGATGTTGCAGCTGCATTAATCTTTGCTGAGCCTGTTACTTCTATGTCATTTGTTGTAGCTTGTGTAGATCCAGTTGGTTGAAAAATACCGCTTGTCACTCCAGTCAATTGAGAGCCATCACCTAATAATATTCCAAACGAACCAGTTGAACCTGCTGATGCTGAAACATTACCATCAACTGTTAAACTTGTAAATGTTGGTGTTAGTGATGTATTAATTGTTAATGTTTCTGCTGTTCCACCATTAAATTCTAAATTATTAAAATTCATATTCTGACCTGGTGCAATTGTCAAAGTCTGTACTGCTCCTCCACTACCTCCACCGCTTTTTGCAATATTATTTATAACTGTTACTGTTCTTGCACCGTCATCATCTACGCCTGATATTGCTGATATATTAACATCTGTTCCATCATTCATTACTATTTGTTTTGGAGTAATAAATTTTTCTGTATTAACAGCTGTAGGTGGATATTCATCAGGCAGTAAGTATCCGTTAAGTGTTAATGAAAAGCTTGTCTTTATTTTTCTTGTTGTGCCTTCATATTCACTTGCGTCTGTATAGTTATCTATCTTAGTTCTAAACCTAAATTTTCCAGGGTCACCCCAGTATGAGCCTTCTGACCAATTTATTTTCTCTACTATACTGTTCATATGATCTGTGAAGTTTGTCCAAACTATAAAGTCATAGCTTAACTCTACATAATCAGGCACAGCAACAGAAAATATTTCTTTTTTAGGTGTCAAGCCTCTAAGCGCTGTTAACTTATCATATCTATTTTCTCTTGTGTATTGACTTTCATAATGTAAGTGTAACTTTGGATCCATAGGATCTATTTTATCAACAGGTATAGTTGTGTCTTTTGCAAATCCTGTACGCCTGAATGCTATTATTGGCGCCATTACTTTTCTTTTTTGGTCTCTTATAACACCTTGTTTTTGTACTGCAGCCCATCTTTCTGGATTTGCGTATATTATAGGTACTTTTACTTGCTCACCGTTTTCTTCAATATAAGGTTTTATGACGTTTTCAAAATAGTAGAATATGGCAGAATCCATATCCATCAAGCCGACTGACACACTTTTTGTCTTGTCACCTAAACGTGATATTTGTCTCCCTCTGTTGTTTTCTACTATTGTTGGTTTTTCAGCCATTAATACCCTCTACTTCTACTTAAACCAACTTTTGTTGGATCTGCAAGAAATGCGTTACAAACAACAGAATGATTATTCTCTTGCATTCCTGCTAATAACTGGTTTTCATTTATTGTGGCAATCTCAAAGAATCCGTAATTCCACTCAATTATATCACCTATATCAGGAACATAATTTGCATCTATCAACTGTTGTCTTAAGAATGCGAAACTAGCGTTTTGATTAGCACTAGGTCCAAATTCATTTGTATCATAATCAAAATCGTCTGCAGTTATGAGACATGTGAGTTTAACACCATTTTGATAACGTTTTCCTGAAGATGCTTCACCATACAAATTTGTTTCTGTCTCATAAACAGATACTTTATATGCTACAACTTCTTGATTTATGATACCAGACTTATTTGTCTGTGGATTGCCTAACAATTCTTTATTGACAGTATCAAAAAATTCTTTATCTCTAGACCTTAAAAAGCGACCTGCCATTTTGTTATCCTATGTAAATATTGAGCGGTACTTTATTAAGCTTCTCCTGCAGTCGTGTGCTTTCTTCACTGTCTGCTTCAAGCATCATCTTTCTACTAGTTTGCTCTAAATTTTCTCTTAGCTGTTGAATGAGAGCTTCTTTTTCTGATGTTGCTTCTGCTCTAAGTGTTTCTCCGTCCATACTAACTTCAGAATTTGGTATTGGTACTGTTCCAAATTTTCCTCTTACTGTTCCTAGTAATTCTTTTGTAAGTGCCAAACCATACTTTCGTATCCACTGTTTTCCAACATCATTAATATATGAGTATTCCATATTATTATACGGTACATTTGAATAATCAGATATTGGATTTGCATCTGATCCTGACGGTCTTAATAATGGATCATCTCTATCTTTTGTGATTACATAATCAAAATATAGTTTTGTATTATTTTCAGGTATTGGAAATATTCTTAAATTATTATTTTGCAGTGTAAAAGAATATTGTGATTTTCTAAACTGATCATTAAATTCTATTGCTTGCATTCTTAATATGTCTTCAAATACTGGCATTAAAACAAATGATACAGCAGGAGAATATTGACCAAACCCAAAGCCTTCTATAAAATTTGCTGTCCCATATCCTGTCGTAGCATAAGGATCAAAATATTTTGTTATTGCTGGTGCAGCTTCATGATATATTTTCTTAATTTCTATTGCACCGTTTCCTGACTCTGAAACTGCAGCGTATAGTGCATTTAAGTCGTATTCTTGACTTCCACTTGTTATTGTTATGCTACCTTTCTTATAGTCTACATAACCGCCAACTCCTGCTTCAGTACCGTATTGTTGGCTTAAAAATACAGTTCTTCCTAGTGTAGGAGTTACTCTTTTACCTGTCACATTAGAACTGGTTGGTTGACCTTGAAGGTGTAATAAATTATCTCTTATATTAAATTGATTGACTTGAGCAGAATATTCAGTTACTGATTCTTCAAAACAAGCGTAAAAAGAACCTGATTGCAGCTCTACGTCTACAATAGGGTAACCTAATCTTCTAGCTGCCCAATCAGCAAAATTATCAGCAGAAGATGTAAATTCATTATCTGAGTCATAAAAACCGTAAGGTGTTTGCCCTGATGAAAAAGAGCTACTGCCTTCCCAAATTGTTACTGACATTACATTCTCCAGTTAGAAACGTTTCATTTATAAATATCAAGATTTTAACAATATTGGAAGAAATAAAAAAAGGGCTCCAAAAAATGGAGCCCTTTTTTCAGTAATGCGTCTAAATTAGTCTAGTTTACACAAGACCTGATTTAGCAACGTTAACAAGACCGTAGAATTCTGGGCGAACCATCTTCTTAGCATATCTTGTCATCACGCCTCTACGAGGTGTGAAGTTGGTTGGATCATAAACAACTGGTGTTAAGATCAACGGAACGTATGGCGCATAAACAGCACCAGTTTCTAAGAACTGAGCACCTCTAAATCCAGCAAGGATTTGGTCATCCTGTAGATATGGGTTCTTATAAACGTTAAAACGATTATTAAGAGCACCAATCTTCTGAACGCCCATAGCATACTGCTTAGTGACATCAGCATCAGAATCTGTAGCAAATCCAGGAATTGACTCAAGGATTGTAGCAACTTCAGGGCTTACGACAATGAAGTTAGCTCCACCTCTAAGTGTCTTCTTGTGTATTGCATTAGATACCGATTGTATCTTATTACCAAGTGTTTGGAACCACTCACCTTTTGTGTAAGCACTTGCGTTAGCAGCTGTGCTAGCAAACTCTGAGCCATTCCAATCATATCCTACCTCAGCAGACCAGTATTCAGTCTTTGCAGATGCATTGACTTTCAACATGTCTATAATCTCAAGGTCAACTTCCATAGTAACGTATTCAGATAGCATAGATGTCAATTCAGCTTCTGCGTCTACAGCGTGATAAGCGTTAAGGTCTTGAGCAAGCTCAGGAGTCCATACAGCTTTTAACTTACGAGTTTTAGCAGTAATAGCGATTGAACGCATCTGAATGTCAACTTCTGGAATACCAACATTAGCTTCTTCAGGATTAGATCCTTCAGAGTTAGATGATACTTCAAAGTCGCCACGTGATGAGTCAGTTGGCTGTTGATGATAAGCGATATGTATATTACCGCCTGATGCACTAAGTGCAACAGCTGCATCAACGATAAAATGAATTTTATCAGTACTTTCATTATAAGTTGTGAAAGCAGGATAAAATGCTGTTAATGCATGTGTACCTGATCCAGTGAGTGCGAAGGCTTTAACTCCTTCGAAATCAGGACGTGTAAGCTGAGATCCAGAAATCTCTATCTTGTTTAAGCTTTCTGCAGCAGCTGAAGCAGAAAGATTTGGATCAAATCTTACATCAGAAACAGATGCTGTAGTAGCTGTATAGCCAACAGTCGCTGATTGGTCGTTGATTGAGTAACCCCATTTACCGGCGCCGTAAAGACCACCAGAAGGGTCGCCAGAGCTAGATGTATCACCATAGATGTCAGCACCTTTGGTATGGATAGCACCACTCTGTTGTGTTGAACCATATTTGAAGTCTAAATAGAAAATTAGACCAGACGGTAGGTTCATAGGTTGTACAGAAACGAATTCCTGTGCGGATAATTCAGCAAAAATTCTACGAACTAATGGTAGAGCAACACCGCTCCACTGTTCTTGATTAGCTGAAGTTCCTACATTTGAAGCTTCGTCGATTAACTGCTTTGCTTGGTTTTCCAAGAGTACAGCCATACCGGAAGTTTCACTCTCATTTTTAAGTCCTTCTAAAAGGCCTGTTGGTTCCCACTTAGAAACCAATTTACGAGAGGAAGCTAGAAGCTCATTATGAGGATTATATCCACCCATTACGTCTTTTAATTGATCGTTATAAGACACGATAGTTCTCCGTTATATAATGTTAGCGAGTTTCTTCATACGGCTTTTGAAGTCCGTATTCTCACCGATGATTGGTTTCTTCTTAGGTTGAGTAGAAGCTGTTGGCTTAGAAGCTTGACTAACACGCTTAGCAGATTCATTAACAGACTTACGTTTCATTGATTCAGCAAATGTGCTATAAACAAGTTTAACTTCGCGTACGTTAGCAGCTCTGTCAAATTGCTCAATAACTTTCATTTTCTGTTCTTCAGTTACGTTTCTGCTTCTGAATAATTTATTCGTGTAAAGAAGTTTAGCGTTAAGTAAGTTAACTTCAGAAAGCTTATCTTTCAAGTAAAGAACTGTCTTCTTATACTCTTCGAGTTCACTATTTTCGTTTTCCAACTCTTCGTTTTTCTCTTCTTCGTCTTCATCTTCCATGCCTTCTTCTTCTGTTAGGGCTTTAATGATTTCGTCAAGATCGATTTCTTCGTCCATATCTTCGTCTTCGTCGTCCATATGAACGCCTTCGTCTTTTTCGTCTTCTTCTTCATCATGCATGCCTTCGTCTTTTTTGTCTTCTTCTTCATCATGCATGCCTTCGTCTTTTTTGTCTTCTTCTTCGTCATTCATTTCAGCTTCTAATTGGCGTAAGACTTCTTCAAGATCTTCATCTTCGTCGTGCATGCCTTCGTCTTTTTTGTCTTCTTCTTCATCATGCATGCCTTCTTCTTTCTTGTCTTCATCTTCGTCGTCCATGCCATATCCTTCGCCTACTGGCTGATCAGGAGCTTTTTCAAGATTTTCATCTTCTTCACCAGCTTCTTCATCATCGCCTTCAGACTCAGGACCTTGTCCTATACCAGAAGTGTCACCTGCTTCAGGAGCAGGTTCTTTATTATCACTAGCTCCGATTTCAGAGGGTTCTAGCTCTTCGTCCATTTCCTCTTCATCTTCACCGTAATAACCTTCATCGGCTTTTTCCTCATCTTCGCCTTCCATTTCAGCTTGTAGCTTCTTAGAAAGCATTGATTTCAGATGTGGGGTAAAGGCCTCTTCTAGGGCTATTTTAGCATTTGCTAATGCAGTTTCGCGCACGGCTTTTGCGTCAGCAATTGCTTCTTTTAATAGTTTATCCATTTGGATTCTCCCTTAAAGAGATTATATAGTTATTTTGAACTATAATCTGATTCGATTATCTAGGAACACCTAACGAACGTAGGTGCATTTTATTTTTATATAAGTATGGTATAATATATTTAAAGTTCAGCTTTTTTTGACCTAATTTGAGCTCTTAATCTACCTTTTGCTCTTCGATCTCTTTTTATTGCTGAAGGCTTTACATAAAACTGTCTCTGTTGAAGCTCATGTAATATTCCTGCTTCTTTTACTTTTTTCTTAAATTTTCTTAATGCAAATTCGTATTTGTTATTTGTAACCTTAACTTTTATTGACATCTTTACCTCTTAGTCTTCTTCGTTTAGTTCTTTTATATCAAAGTATCTATTTAATATTCCACCCATATCTTCATATAAAGCAGCCATTCTATCTTGAAGTGCTTGAGCTTCTGTTGCTATTTTATTAAATTGAGTAGCTTGTTTCTTTAATTCATTCATATTTCTTTTAACAGTAACACCATCAAACCAATCTTTGGTTTCATCTACAACATGCTTTTGAGCAGCTTCAGCAATCTCAACAAAAGTTTTAGCAACATCTGCTAAATTATGCTTTTTGTATATTGACGGACCGTAAGTTGAAAACTCATTAACAGATCTTACAAGATCTTCTTTTGTCATTAGTTTTTGTTCACCTTCTTTAGCAACTAATTCTTTTGCAATTTTTAATAAATCTGTAGATTTTTCTTCTCCAAATATATTTCCTAGCGGCTTTTGAGTTACAACTCCACCGATAGATTCGTTTAATATATCTTTCATCTTCACTGTTATTCTCCTGATAGGATGTTAAATACTGCTTTTTCAACACCTTGCCACTTGTCTGAATTAGAAGATCTGTCAACTGACTCGTTAACGGGCCTTAAGAAGGCTCCATGTGTTGAAGGATTAGAAACAAAATCAAAGCCTATTAATTCAAAGTCATCTTGTACTTCATCACCAGCAGATTCTTGTTTTATAGAACCTAAGCCCCTTGAACTAATACCTAACTTAATTCCACTTTTAAATAATTCTTTCAATATATTTCCTGCAGGTGTTGTTAATACTTCTACTGTTCCTACAAGATCATTTCCGTTCCAATGCATTTCTAATACATTATGAGAAACGTTTTGTAAATTTACTACTGAACTATCTGGGTGGTCTAGTTCTCCCATAGCTCTTCTTTCTTTTATAAAATTATCCGTATACTTTTTAGCTTCACGCATTAGTATTTCTTTTGGATAAACTCTTCCGTTTTGATTTCTAGCTTCTGCTCTTTGCAATACACCTTTAACAATTAGTTTTCCGCCATTTGTGCTAATAGCTTCATTAACTTTGTCTGGTGTCACATCAAAAGGAATAACATCAACTAATAAAGATTTATTCATTATACTAAGTCCTTTACTTTGTGTGAGAGTCTTACGAGCTTTTCAGAAATCTTGCCAAGAGCTGTCTTGGTTCTTTTCATATATCTGGTAGACTCAAATCTCATTTCATTTTTAAGTTTAACATTATACTTTACTAGTTTCTCTATCTCAGTAATTCTATTGCGAATCTCAGTCATAGACTTAGCTAGTTTTTGTTTTGTTGATAATGATTCATCGTTTCTAAAATGCCAGTAATTTTCTTTTACAACACTCATACCAGCTGATAGTTTTAAATCGTCTTCGTCTTTATCATCATCTTTAGGATCTCTAAAAGCATAAGGAGTTTTTGGAGGGCCTTCACCACCATCAATTCCGCCTGTTACACTCAGCTCTTTTAATTCTTTACGTATTAGCTTTTTTAAGAGTTCTACTAATTTTTTATTTTTTAATGACATTTTTTATCTCAGAAACTAATTGATAAAATCTCATAAGTTTCAACACGTGTGCTGTTTTTGGTTTTGCAATTTTTGTTTCGTTTACCAGTTTTACGCATTCTTTAATTTTTATCTTAATCACTTTATTGTCTATAGAACCGTAATACTTCTTTAATTCAAATAATACGTTTTTAAATTGTGATTCTAAAAATGTCTTTAGAGTTCCAGTGCTAGATACACTATTAATATATTCTCTAAGAACTTTTTTCTGATCAGTAGAAAGTTTACTATATTTTTTATTAAATTTTTCTACTAAAATTTGGTAAGCTAGTAACCTTAAATCTTTATTTTGCTTCTTTAATTCTGTTAAAGTTTGGTCTTCTTTTTCTTTCTTGTAAGAAGAAATATGCTCCAATACTGTATAATAGCTCTTAGATGATTTTTCTGGATCAGTGTAATCTTCTGTAAGTACATTGTATATAGATGCTAGTATTTTATAGTTTGGTATTCTGACTTTAAAGAATGAATCCATATCAAAACTTTCTTTAATTGTTTTGATGAGCTCATATTTTTCTTTACGAAGCTTTGATTGATTGACTGTTTTTCTATAAGACTTTATAGTTGTCTCAATTAAATGCTTTGCATGATCTGAATTTTTGATTTTTGTTTGTTGTAAAACATTAAAGATCTTAGCTTCTTTAAACAGCTCAGTTTCTTTTTTAAAATGTTCTTTTACAATTTTTGTAGACGGCGATGATTTCGATCCATTCAGCGCATCTGATGTTATTTGTCGTGTTAGCAACTCAAATAATAAGCCGCCATTTTTAAATTTTGAGTGTTTCATATATACCTTTAGCTAAGTCTCTTATGAATTCATTAATAAATATAAGAAAACTAAATTTTCTTGTTAGTTCCGTTAAGTTCGTCATCAATATCAGATACTTCTTTTAATAATTGTGTTTCTTTCTTATCAAAGCTATTTTTCATAGCATCAAAGTGTGCCAGTGCTAGTGGACTTTTTCTAAATTTATGTGTTGTTGGATTATCATCTCTTTGTGCAGAATGTAAATAATCATACTTTCCTGTTACATCTCGTACGCCGTATGTCTCTCTGTCTTCTGTATCTCTTTTCGTATCTTCGTCTTCCATTCCACCTTGCTCATCATCACTTTTCATTTGCCCTTCTTCTGCTTGTTTTGCAGGATCAGAACCTTCATTTTCTATACTAGAAAGTCTAAAAGCTTGTTTTTTGTCGTCTACAATTTCATCTTGCATTTTCTCAACATCTTTAGCTGTAAAATTTAATATATTATCGTATATCCATTGTTGTGATATTAGTCCTTCTCTTTTCATTGATTCTGCAATATTATTTTTTCTTTCCCAAAGATCTAGTCTTTCTTGCTCATATATTGTTGAGGGACTAGTAAGTTCTAAGTCAAAGTCGACTAATGCAGAATCAGTATAGCCTTGTGAGTATAAATGCACTACTGCTATTTTTGTTAGCTCACTTAAAACAATTCTTTGTATTCTTTCAATTGTTCTTGCAAACCTAACATCTTCTGCAGCGAGTGTTGCTTTAGATCCAACATTTTCTTCAAAGCCTAAAAATGCTTTTGGAATTTTTAAAGCTGATAATAATTTGTTTTTTAAATACTCAATATCTTCGACTGCTTCATAAGTTAAACCTGGTAGTGATTCTATTTGTGTTCCACTATCACCACCACGAACTGGAAGATAGAAGTCTTCTGTTAGATTTTGCATATTATATTTTAAATTATAGTCACCTGTATCTTCATTAATTACTGGAGCTTTTTTCATTTTATCAATAATACGCTTCATGTATGTATCAACTTCATTTGGCGGTAAATTTCCAATATCAATTTTAAATACTCTTTTTTCTGGTGCTCTCATAATTCTGTGAATTAACATAGCATCTTCCATAAGACTTAATTGTTTCCAAACTCTTCTTCCTCCTTCTATCATTGATTTTCCATAAGGAATATAATTAGAGTCTGATAGTAATCTAAAGTGAGCTACTTGAAAATTTTGTAATTCTTGATTAGATGCATTTTGTGGCATGTTTCTTGGATCTGTTGAGTCTAGAACAAATTTTACATCGTAAGGATTTTCTTGGTCAAAGTCTTCAACTCTAGATACGTCGTAAGTAGAAAGAGGTGATACGTTTATAATACCATATCCTTCTTTAATATCTAAATTTAAAAAGAAATCACCGTACTTACACATATTACGAATCCAAGGCCATAAATTAAATTCTATATTTAGTATATCATAAAATAAATTATGCAATATTTCATGTATTTGAGGATTATTTGCTTTTATTTCTAAAACATTTCCATACTCTGACTTCATTGTTGATTCATCTGCATATACATCTAATGCAGATGCTATAATAGGATCATCATCCATAGCTTCATAGTCTCTAAATAGTGATATACGCTGTGCTTTTGCAAGCTCTCCACTATAACCATGCATAGATCCTATTCCTTTTTGTCCAGAATATAATCTTTGGTATCTGTCCATAAGTGACCTAGAGCCTGCTTGAATATCGTCGGTATCAACTACTTTTAATTTTTTACCGCCAACATTACGTACAATAACGCCTGTTGAAAATAAGCGTTGTATTCTATCGAAAAATGTATCTTGTTTTGCCATTTTATATTAACCAAGTTAGTGATTCTTTTTTGCCGGCAACTTTTTGTTTCCAGCCATAATCTTCTTCTGCTTCAACAGTGTAAACACCAGAGCTTGCTCCCATTTTGTTCATTGTTTCTTTAGTTATCCTCATGTTTTCTTCATGAAGACGTAAACTAGTGTCTCTAACCCAGAGACTAATTGCCATACTCATGACGAGGTCATCATTATAGCCTTTAAAAGCTTCCGCTTTCCCATTATTAAATATAAAAACATATAATTCATCGATCAGTCTAATTGAATTTATTTTTACTTGTTTTTCTCTAATAAATTGTGATAATTTTTCTATAATAAGAGGTCTTGTTTTCATTGTTGTTGAAAAACCAGGTATTTGATTTCTGTCTTCTCTTCTGTATTTGTTTGTATACTGTGTTTTTGTATCAACATACTTTAGATCTCTTTTCATCCAAAATAAATTTCTGTATTCTCTATCTAACAATACTTGTAAAACTGCCCAACCAACATTATTATTCTCAACAACTAATACAGCATCATTATACTCTGTACCTATTGATGCTAATATTCCTGCATATCTTGTTGTGTCTATTTTAGATTTAAATTCAGCAACTTGTTCAAGTGTCTCGACATCAATAATATGAAAAGCTGAGTAGTCACTTCCATCACCACGCGCAACGTCAGCACCGATTAAGTACTTTTTATTTGGCTGTGGGTGTTTCCATATCCACATTCCATCATTATATCTTTTTTCTATTGGCTCACATGTAAATTTATCTTGATATTCTTTTATGATTGCTGCAGGAATAACTGATTGGCCAGAACTTATAAAATCACAATCACATTCTTGTGCTGCCATATCAGGACCTAATAATGCATTTTGATCATCTCTCCACTGTTGGTCTCTCTCTGGATGAACTGTCCAATGTAATTTGATAAAATTAAAATTGTTTAATCCTTCTTCTGCACCAACCCACGTCTTATGAAACCAGTTTCCCATACCATTAGGTGTTGATAATGCAATACATTTACCACCAGTTGCAAGTGTCTGTTGTGATGCAGCCCATATGTCATCTATATTCTTAATAAATGCTGCCTCATCCATAACTAAAAGTGATAACGCTTCAGAACGACCTGCTTCGCTTGTTGATGATATTGCTTTTATTTGTGACCCGTTTTTATATCGCAACGATAATTTATTATCTTCAACACAACCTTGTTTCAGCCAGTCAGGCGCAAGTTTATGCATAACTCTAACTTTTGTCACAAGATTTTTAGCAACTTCTTGTTTAGTAGCAATTACCAATATGTTTTTATCATTATGAAAATTCATTAACCATAAAGAGTAACCTGCTGTTAATGTTGATATACCTAACTGTCTCGCTTTTAAGATAACATTATAATCATTTTCTTTTAAATCTTTTAGTGTTCTTTCCTGAAACGGGTATAAATCAAATTTAATTTTTCCCTTGACAGGATGTTGTATAAAACAATATTGACGCATAAAGTATATCGGATCTAGAGCACACTTAACATACTCTTCTCTAAAGTATTCTTTTATTTGTTTATTAGTTAGGTCTTTCTGCATCTTGTATTTCTTTTAGTCTTGTTTCGAACTCAACTAATTTTTCTTCTAATAAAACAACTGCGTCTTCTGCATCTTTAATCATGTCTGGTGTTAATTCATTTTTTTCAATATGCACAAATCCTGTGTCTACATTTACAGGTTCTACATTATCAAATGATGTGTTTGATTTCCATTCATTTATTTGTACTATTTGATCTTTAATCATATCAATTTTACTTGTTATAATTTTCTTTTCTGCAAACTCTTTAAATGTGCCGTTCATTCTCATATTATGTTCTTCTTCGACTTGACATTCTAAACAGTGACCGAAATACATCCACATTTTATTGTCTGCTTGCTTCTTCATAATCTTTTTACACTTAGGACAAAACCACGGCATTCTAGCTTCTGCCATTATTTCTGAAAGCCTGCTTACTTTATCTCCTGACTTTTCTTTTTTGCCTTCATAACCTACCATTACGCGTTTTTCTGGCGTCTTACCAGTTAATAAATCTTTTAAATATCTGTCTTCACTATTCATAACCTACCTCGAAAATTTTTCTAAACCTAAAATCTGATTGATTGGTGCAAAGAAACCTGTAAATTTATAAACTTTTCCTTTGTACTTGAAAACTAAACCTTCTGAAGGTGCGACTTTTGATAATGCCGGCATTGATTTTAGTTTTGCAAGTTGTGCTTTTAATTTACCTATATTTGAAAAGTCTTTTTTTGCCATAAGAGCTTTTGATGCAGAGTCCAATTCATTTCTTAATTTTTGTGTCGTTTTGTCTGGATTTGCACTTAAGTAATTACTTGCATTTGCTAATATTTCTGCACCTACACCAAAGAATATTTGTTCAAATGGCAACATATTCTTTTTTAACATTCCTTGATGATCTAACTTTTCAGTTGACCTTACCCAATCAACAAACTTTGGATAGTCTTCTTTTAGTTTATTTATCTCTGTCATTTTATAACTTTTATCAGAAAATGCCCATCTCTTCATTAGAGGATATAAAACATGATCTGGTATGTTTGGGTAATCTGTCGAATTTGCGCCGTTTAGTATGTATTCTAACCAAAAGTGTTGATGCCATAACGATAGCTCATCGCTATCCTTTAATCTATATATATTCTGCAACTTGCTCAAAGAGCCGATATATTTTGCTTTAAGCTTAGTATAGTCTTTAGGCTTATGTAACTCAATTACATTAGGTCCTTTAAAAGCAAATTTAGTTTTTATTGCTCCATTAACTTTGTTAATAATTGCTGCAAGTCTTGCACCACCTGACTTTACTTCGCCAGAAGGTGTCCAAGCTTCATTATATTGTAATATTCCGTGAAAAACTATTGTTGCACCGCCATCATAATCTATAACATTTTTATTTTCTGGATAGATTATTTCTATATTTGCCCAGTTTTTACCGTTATTAAAAAGTGCTTCTTGATCTTTTTTAGACATTCTTTCAACAGAGCTAGCAATATCTTGCATAGAGAATACGAATGCGTTTTTAACACTAGGAATATGATTTTTGAATTTAGCCTTTACAGCTCTTAAATTCATACCACCTGATTTTAAATCACCTTTATTTCTCGCTGCTTTTGCTTTACCATTTATAACCGAGATCATTATATTCTGTCCGTCTAGTTTTTCTGTGACGGCTTCTTCTTTATTTAATTTACCCTGTAACCCTAAGTCTATTATGTCCTTTAGCTCTCCAAAGGTCAATGCGTAATCATCAAACGGGTGTGCCATGTGTCCATAGGCTCCTCCCATAAGCAATAACTCCTTTTCTTTTGATTCATTTTTTCTTTTTGTTTTTTCTTTCATTTTATTTATGAAAGATCTGTAAACAGCTGCTGCACTTTTCTTTCCCATTTCTTTTGCTCTTTGCTCCATAGCAACTGCTGCTTGTATTTTGTGTGCGTGTGATTTGCCACTGCTTTTTATTTTATTAACAGATGCTTGAGCATCTTTTACAGTTGCAAATTTTAAACCTTTAATTGTACCTTTTGGATTTTCGTCTGTGTATAAGTCAGAATGATTGGGTGAGTTTCTATGTTGACCTTTCTTGCGTGGCTTTCTTTTATTTTCGCCTATAGCGTCATAACCTATAAGTGCCATTGCTAAATCTCTTGTAGAATCTCCTCTGAATTGATTCTTTACTCTTTTATAATTCTTGTTGATCATATCAGAAGCTTTTTTCGCTGACTTTGTATATTTTGTAAGAAATTTGTGTAGAGTTTTAATCTGTTGTTTGTTTTCATCTAATTTTCTAAAGTTAACAATCTTTCTGCCGTTTATTGTTGGCATTCCGTGTTTGTCTTTTCCAATGTTTTTAACTTTAATTTTTTTATTTTTAAATCTTCCAACTAAAATAGTGTCACCTACATTAACATCTAATTTTATTTCTTCTGAAAATGATGTTGTAAATTTATCGAAAACTTTTTGATCAAAATATCCGAACATCTTTTGAAAAAATTTCTTTTTAGCTTTTAAATCAAACTTATTGGAGCTTAATAATTTTCTCATAGTTGTTCCGCTTATTTCCATGCCTCCGACTTTAATGCTTGTATGGGGTATTTCTAAAGTGTATCCTTGCTCTTTAAATCCTTTTAGTCTATTATAATTTTGTCTGTATGGTAGAAAGTATTTTCCAGAAGTCAGGCGTCCTTCGTCTTTTGCACCTACTGCAAATACTGCAGCTGTTGTGTTTTCATCAAATTTTGACAGCAAACCTTTCGGAATATAAGGCTGGTTTTCCATTTTTATTGCCTTACCAGGTATTCCCATTCTCATCATATGTTTTTTCTTTTCAGCAAAATTCATTGGATGCCTCGCACCGCCAGTTTTTCCACTTGTAACAATATAAACTTCATCAAATCTAGACTTTAAAAATTCATAAGAAGCTTTATGATGAGGACCAAACGGCTGAAATCTTCCTGGGTATATTGCAACTAATTTTTTAATATTGTTTTCTCTTTCACGTATACTTCTATTTAGTTTTCTGTGTATGCGCTTCATCTTTTTTCTTTGAGCCAAACTAGTAGGCATCCAGTCTGGTCCAAATGTATAATCTTTTTTACCTTCTTTGTATACAACTTCTAAAACTATATCTTCGTTTACTTTGGCAGGCATCTCACCCATATCTTTTGACGGTATAATTACAACCTGACTTTTTCTATTAGGTCCAACACCCATGTACTTTAATACATCCCATCCTAGTTCTGCTATTATTTGGTCCATCTCTTTCATGTACTTTTTATCAGCAGACTTCATGTTCTTTTCACCTGCCAATATTGCACCGCCATAAGAAACTGCGCTTGCTCTTCCGTCCATTAGGTGTCCATCATCTTCTATATAGTCTAATTCATAAAATGGATCGCTTGCTTTTTGATCAAGCATATATTCTACAACTGGCCAACCTAAGACTTGAGCTGCTTTAATATCTGATACTTTTTTAAAATCTTTAAAACTTGCAAAGAAATCATACAGCCCTTCATCAGAATAAACACCCTGAACTTTTGCAGCTTCAGTTATTTTTTCTCTTGATTCGATAAACTCTTTTACAGCTTGCTTATCCCAAACAAAACACTCATCTCCGTATGCCGCTTGATATGCTATTTGTTTAGACAGTCTCTTCATATTATATTAGAATCTAAGCCTTTTTAGTGTAAAAGTAAAGGCTTTTTTTTAAATATTTCCGAAAGGATCATTTTCACTTAACTGTGCTGGACTAAAAGTTCCATAAGTTGTAGATCCTTCTTCGTGTCTACCTGAAGTTCCTCTGTATCCTGGTATAAATTGTCTATCTGGTATATCAGAAAAATTGCTTATACCACCAATTCCTTCTCTTCCAAATATATCAACTTTTCCTGGCTCTGGTATTCTTGGATCATTTTGTAATCCTTGTGTACCTTCACCTGCGAAAACATCTGGCTTGGCAAGGTCACCTAAGGGTGACTGTTCATGCCTGCCTGATATTGGACTTTCGTTTGTTACACCCGGCCTTTCTGCATCTTTTAAAGCCATTATTTTTCTCCTTAGACTTCTAAGCTTCTTTTAAACCAACCGTAATAAAATTTACCTAAGTCAGGTTTTCTTACTACTAAGTTAGCATAATATTTCACCCTATATGCGCGAACTCTTTCAAGTTCAACACCCTTTAGGGCCGAGATTGTTTTGGGTCCGATGAAACCATCGACCTTTAGATCCGCTCCTTTAGCATTGGCTGTTTCTTGTACGATTTTCGTAGCTCGACCAGCACCCATATTAACACACATATCAAAATAGATATGACGGAGATCTTCGGAAAGATCTTCACATTTGTATTTATCCCAATAGTCTCGTTTATAAATATCCTT